AACAAACTATTAAAATCAAATAACATAAATTTTAAATTACAATCAATGTCTTATGGTGGTGAATATCTTGATAGTGATTGGCGAGTATTATTTAAAATAGAAAGGGGGGAATAATGAAATTAACAATAAAACAAATAGATAAAAAAATGAACGATATAGAAAACTATTATAATCAATTAGAAGAAGTAGCTTAATCTTGCCTTATTCTTGCCATGAGTGTACGCTGTATTCATGGCAAGAAATGAGACTAAATTATGGCGTAAATTTAAAGAAAAAACTCCCAACATTATTTGGACTAGAATTGAAAACTCCGCCTCTTTTGGCACTCCTGACTTACTAGGATATAATAAAAATAATACTTTTTTTACTGTTGAGATGAAAGTTATTAAACGCTATTTTAAATTTTCCCCTCATCAAAAATCTTTTCATATTAGACATCCAAAAAACTCTTTTATCTTAGCCGAGACCCTCGCGCCTTGTAGCGTGAAACTTTATGAGGGAAGTCAGATATTGTCGCTTGTATCTTGCACCGTTGTCCCTGAGCCGTTAGCTTGTGACTTTAATAATATTAGCTTGTATCTTGATAGCTTGTAGCTTGTAGCTTGTGTCTTTATACCTGATACTTTTTTTAAAAATGTATCTTGTATTATTGGCCTTAAACCGGGAACCTGCAGCAGGCCCCGGCAACCGGTCCCTGAACCATGAACCCTAGAAGCTGAAATATTTTGAAACATTTGTTGTAATTGTCATATCCTATAAAATCAAGTATACAAGTATAAAACAACAACAGAAAGAAAAAAAATGAAAGTAAAAATAACAGATCCGTTTGGTTTTCAAAAAGCGATTAATTTTGAAAAACTAGATGACCCCGAAACTCTTAAAAAATTAAGTGAGATGTTCGGAATTAATGAACCGCAAAAAGAATATAAAAAAGCGGTTAACACATTAAAAAAGAAAGTGAAAAAATAAAATGAAAGCTAAACAAATAAATGATGGCCTGATAACTTATCAGGCCATTGATAAAGAAAATATTCCCCGTGTTTATGGATACGGGGAAACTTTCGTTGAAGCTAAAAATCAATGTGTATTAGCTTTGGATGAATATCTTTTAAAAAAACGAAAGTCTATTCCAAACCCTGCTATTAATAGACTTTACATAAAAGATAACTATGAAATAGTTTTAATTGATAAACAAGTCATTGATGAGTTTAATCACGTTAAAACTATTTTATTAGACTACCAAGACAAGACGGGGGTTGATGTTTCAAGAACCATTGACCGCCTTGCTAATGATACTCAAATTAAAATATTGAAGGGGGTAATTAAAAAATGAGTAAATCATATCCAATATGGAATAAAATCACGGCTTGTATCTATAAAAGTTCAAAATGTTATGGCGTTAAAAATGACGGCTTAAATGAAATTTTAATAGGTACAAGCAAAAGCAATTCACATGAATTTGTTCGAACCCGTGTAACTCATAAAAAACATAAAGACGGCAGTAGAACTTACCATTTTTATATTGATGAACAATTATATAAAACTGCTAAATTAATTGGAACTGACATCACAATAAAAACGCAACCTGATTTTTTAGTTGGCGGTGTTTCCGAGCATAAACTAGAAAATAAAAAATCACAGCAATTAGAATTTAATTTTAATCAATAAAAAACCTGACACGTCCCGCGATCCGCGGGGCGTGTTTTTTTTGCGTGTATCTGCCACCAAAAAGAGATACTAAACAACAAAGCAAAATCGAAGATTTTTCTATTATTAATAACCCTTAACTACAGAAAGGGATCCTAATATATGTATATAATGTTGGATTTATATGGTTAATGATGCTAAAAACGTTTTGAAGTTTTAAAAATATTCGGCTAAAAATTTTACAAAATTTTTTTTCAAATGAAAGTAGACTTAGATAAAATAAAAAAATTACCACCTGACATTAGAGATAAGTTCTATAAAATATATTTATTGAACGAGAAGAAGAAAAAAGAAAGTAAAATGCGTGATGATTTCTTGTCTTTTGTCAAACATGTATGGCCTGATTTTGTTGAAGGTTATCATCACAAAATTATTGCACAAAAATTCAATGACCTTGCTTCAGGAAAAATTAAACGCTTAATCGTGAACATGCCACCACGACACACAAAATCTGAGTTTGCATCTTACATTCTTCCAGCGTGGATGGTGGGCCGTAATCCAAAACTCAAGATTATTCAAACAACACACACTGCAGAACTTGCTGTTAGGTTTGGTCGTAAAGCAAAATCACTTTTAGATTCTTCAGAGTATCAACAAATATTTAGCACAAGACTGCGTGAAGATTCACAAGCAGCAGGACGTTGGGAAACGGCGCAAGGTGGTGAGTATTTTGCCGCAGGTGTCGGCGGAGCAATTACCGGACGTGGTGCGGATCTCTTGATTATTGATGACCCACACTCGGAACAAGATTCAATGAACATGGGTGCATTAGAACGAGCTTACGAGTGGTACACCTCGGGTCCACGTCAACGTTTGCAACCGGGCGGATCAATCGTGGTTGTGATGACAAGGTGGAATACAAAAGATTTAACTGGAGCACTCATCAGGGCTCAAGGAGAAGTAAAAGCTGATCAATGGGAAGTGGTTGAGTTTCCTGCCATCATGCCATCAGGAGAACCTTGTTGGCCAGAGTATTGGGAGATCGATGAATTAGAAAAACAAAAAGCATCTCTACCTTTGTCAAAATGGAATGCACAGTGGATGCAAAATCCAACTTCAGAAGAAGGAGCGATTATTAAACGTGAGTGGTGGAGAGATTGGGAAAATGAAACACTTCCTCCTCTACAACACGTTATCCAATCTTACGATACGGCGTTTATGAAAAAAAGTTCTGCTGACTATTCTGCGATTACAACGTGGGGCGTGTTCCAAGAAAATGAGGACAGTGGTCCTCAACTCTTGCTTATGGATGCAGTTAAAGAACGTTTCGAGTTCCCTGAACTACGGCGCGTGGCTAAAGAACAATACGATTACTGGCAACCTGAAACAGTTTTGGTCGAGGCTAAAGCATCAGGGCTCCCGCTCACTTACGAATTACGTAAGATGGGTATACCAGTTATTAACTTTACACCTAGCAAAGGGAATGATAAGCATACAAGAGTTAACTCAGTTGCACCTCTATTTGAAAGTGGATGCATATGGGCGCCCACTCATAAAGAGTTTGCACAAGAGGTAATTGAAGAGTGTGCAGCTTTTCCTCATGGAGACCATGATGACTTGGTCGATTCCATGACTCAAGCTGTTATGCGATTTAGACAGGGAGGTTTAATTAGTCACCCAGAGGATTATTTAGATGAACCTGTGCAACAAGCGAGGAGAACGTATTATTAATGGGAGATATATCTAAACGAGGTCGTGGAGCTATTTTAAAAGGTGGACAACTCCCTATTGAAATTAAACCAAAACCTGGACTAGAGGACACTAAAAAATATTTAAAAAATCTTCGTAAGAAAAGAAGAGATCAAGGAAAATGATAGGCAAGAAATCAGGGCCACCGCCTCTACGAGGACCTAACCCACAAGGCTTGAATATTGTTAAAAAAAAGAATACAACGAGAAGATTAGGGAAATTATATGGCAGAAATAGACAAATCATTACCAAACGTAAGACAAGAAATAAATCTTGATACTGAAGAAGCTGTTGTAGAAGCAGAAAAAGAAACAGAACAGGCTCTTGAAGAAAAGCCTCCTGTTGATGTTCAACAAAATGAAGATGGTAGTGTAGACATTAATTTTGAACCAAGTGCCATGAACCCCGGACAAGACTCTGGGCATTTCGCAAACCTTGCAGAACTTTTACCTGATGATGTGTTAGGAAGATTATCGTCAGTGTTGATGAATAATTATCGTGATTATAAAATGTCCAGAAAAGAATGGGAGAAGTCTTATACCAGTGGACTTGATTTATTAGGATTCAAATATGATTCTAGAACCGAACCTTTCAGAGGTGCGTCAGGTGCAACCCACCCTGTGTTAGCAGAAGCCGTGACCCAGTTTCAGGCTTTGGCGTACAAGGAATTATTACCTGCTGATGGTCCTGTAAGAACACAAATTTTAGGAGTGCAGGATCCAGTTAAAGAACAACAAGCAAGACGTGTAAAAGATTTTATGAACTATGAAATCATGAACAACATTACAGATTACGAACCAGACTTTGACCAATTATTATTTTATTTACCTCTTGCAGGATCTGCGTTTAAAAAAGTTTACTACGATGAAGTTGAAGGTAAAGCTGTTTCTAAGTTTGTTCCTGCCGATGATTTAGTGGTTCCTTATTCTGCAACAACTTTAGAAGAAGCAGAATCAATCATCCATGTTGTTCGTATGTCAGAAAATGATTTACGAAAACAACAAGTGAATGGTTTTTACAGAGATATAGAATTAATGCCAGGACCTATGAATGAAACAGACGCAGAGAAAAAAGAAAGAGAACTCTCAGGTGAAAGAAAAACAAAAGAAGGAAATGTATTTACTTTATTAGAAGTTCACACAGAATTAGATTTAGAGGGTTTTGAAGATGTAAGTGTTGAAGGAGAGCCTACAGGAATTAAAATACCTTACATTGTAACTATTGAAGAAGCATCAGGACAAGTCTTATCCATTAGAAGAAATTTTGAAATAGGTGATATTAAGAAAAAAAGAATATCTTATTTTGTGCATTTTAAATTTTTACCAGGATTAGGATTTTATGGTTTTGGTTTAATACATATGATCGGTGGATTATCTAGAACAGCCACCGCTGCGTTACGACAATTATTAGATGCAGGAACTTTATCTAATTTACCTGCAGGTTTTAAACAACGAGGTATTAGAATACGAGATGATGCACAGTCAATACAACCAGGAGAATTTAGAGATGTAGATGCACCGGGTGGTAACATTAGAGATGCGTTTATGATGTTACCTTACAAGGAACCATCTCAGACACTATTGAATTTAATGGGGGTCGTAGTACAAGCAGGTCAACGCTTTGCTTCAATAGCGGACTTGCAAGTGGGTGATGGGAATCAAGGAGCAGCTGTGGGCACGACCGTGGCTCTCTTAGAAAGAGGAAGCCGTGTCATGTCGGCGATCCATAAAAGATTGTATGCATCACTCAAAGTAGAATTTAATTTATTAGCAAGAGTTTTCAAACTTTACCTACCAGCAGAATACCCCTATGACGTGGTAGGTGGGCAACGTGTTATCAAACAAGCTGACTTTGATGACAGAGTTGATATCTTGCCAGTTGCAGACCCGAACATTTTTTCACAGACGCAGCGTATCTCCCTTGCGCAGACGGAAATGCAACTGGCACAATCTAATCCTAACATACACAACATGTATCAAGTTTACCGACACATGTATGAAGCTCTTGGTGTAAAAAACATTGATGCCATTTTAAAACCACCGCCAATCCCTGTTCCAAAAGATCCAGCGTTAGAACACATTGATGCAATCGGTGCTGTGCCATTCCAAGCATTCCCGGGTCAAGATCACAGAGCCCATATTACTTCGCATTTAAATTTTATGGCAACTAACATGGCACGAAATGCACCTATCGTTATGGCTGCGTTAGAGAAAAACATACTCGAGCACATTTCGATTATGGCTCAAGAACAAATTCAGTTAGAATTTAAAACTGAGTTACAAGAATTAATGATGATGCAACAAAATCCACAAGCGATGATTAATCCTGAAATGCAAATGCAGGTAAAAATGTTAACAGAAAAAATAGAATCTAGAAAAGCTGTGTTGATTGCAGAAATGATGGATGAATTTATGAAGGAAGAGAAAAAAATTACTTCACAATTTGACAATGATCCTATTGCAAAACTAAGATCTAGAGAATTAGACCTTCGAGCACGTGATGATGAAAGAAAAAGAATGGAAGGTGAAGAAAAAATTAACCTAGATAAGATGAGAGCGATGATGAATCAGATGAATGTAGAGGAGAAACGTGAACAAAATGAAGAATTAGCTAAACTTAGAGCAAATACTTCAATTCAAAAAACAATTTTAAGCAAAACAATACCTTCAACAGACAGTATTCCTAGTAATATTTCTATTATTCGAAAAGAGGACTAATTATGGTTGATAAAAAACAGAAAAAAGTAGCAAAAACTATAAGAAAATTTAAAAAAGGTAAATTAACTATTGGAAAATCAGATAAAAAGGTTAAAAATCGTAAACAAGCAATAGCAATTGCTCTAAATAGAGCAGGTGTAAAACAAAAAGGTAAAGCATAATGTGGTTAAGTGCAATAAAATTAGCGGTTTCTGCGGGCAGTAAAATTTATGCCAACAAGCAAAGAACAAAAATGGCAATGTCCGATGCACAGCTTATGCACGCACAAAAAATGGCTCAAGGTCAGGAAGCTTACCAAGGAAAACTTTTAGAAGCTAGACAATCAGAC